TGACGACGGCGACCCGCCGCTGGCGCCGGCCGAGCTCCTGCCCGGCTACCGTGTCGAGCTCGACACGGGAGCGTGGCTCACCCTGCCGTGGCCGGACCGGCTCGAGGACCTCCCGCCGAGCCTCGGACCCGACGTCATGCGCTGGTGCGCCGGCGAACCGACACCGCTGATCGCCGGCATCGAAGGCCCTCGGCTCCGGCATCACCTGTTCGGCGGGCCGTGGGAGTTCACGCTCGGCCAGCGCCGGTTCCTGCACCTCTGGTACGCCGTCCGGCCCGACGGGCGGTGGCTGTACCGGTCGGGTGTCAAGCGCGGAGCGAAGGGCACCGGCAAGGACCCGTTCCTGGCGGCGCTGGCGCTGATCGAGGCGCTCGGCCCGGTCGTGCTCGTCGACTTCGACGGCGTCCGCCCGGTCGCTGTCGCTCACCACCAGGCGCTCGTGCAGGTCGGGGCGAACAGCGAGGCGCAGGCCAAGGACGTGCTGCGGGTCGTCAACGGGATGGTCTCGCCGGAGCTGCGGGTCGAGCACTACGTCGACGACGGGATCACCCGCACCCAGTTCGGCAACGGGTCCCTGATCGAGCTCCTGACCCGGTCGGAGCGGTCGTCGGAGGGCGATCCGTCGACGGCGATCCTGCTGAACGAGACGCACCACATGACGAGGACGTCGGGCGGCCAGGACCTTGCCGGCGTAGCGCGCCGCAACGTCGGCAAGTCGCCCGGCGGTCGGGCCCGGGTGCTCGAGGGGACGAACGCCCACCTCCCCGGCGAGGAATCGGTGGCCGAGGACAGCTTCAACGCCTGGCAGCTGCAGGTCGCCGGCCAAGCCCGCCGCTCCGACATCCTGTACGACTCCCGCGAGGCGCCCCCGCACCTCCGGCTGCACGTCGAGGACGAGCTCGAGGAGGGCATCCGGGCGGCGTACGCCGATTCGCCGTGGACCGATCAGGAGCGGATCCGGGACGAGGCGCAGGACCCTCGGGTGCCGGTGGCCGACTCGGTCCGCTACTACTTCAACGCCCTCCCGACGAACGAGTTCTCGTGGGTCGACCCGCGCAAGTTCGACGCCCTGGCGCGCGCCGACATCGTCGTCGCCGACCGGGAGCCGCTGGCGCTGTTCCTCGACTGCTCCAAGTCGGAGGACGCCACCGCGCTGATGGGTTCGAGGATCTCCGACGGCCACGTGCTGACGCTCGGCGTGTGGCAGCGACCGCACGGCGACCGCGGGACCGGCTGGCTCGCCCCACGCGAGGAGGTCGACGCCCGAGTGCGCTGGGTGTTCGGCACCTACGACGTGTGGTGGTTCGGGGTCGACCCGTCACCGGCACGCGACGAGGAGGTGGAGGCGCAGTACTGGGCGGCGATCGTCGACGAGTGGCACCGGGACCTCCGGGAGACGGTGCTGCTGTGGGCGACGCCCGGCCCGACCGGGTCAGCGGTGTCGTTCGATCTGCGCATGTCGACGCCGGGCGGTCAGGAACGGAACCGCCTGTTCACCGAACACGCCGAGCTCACGGCTGCCGCCGTCGACGAAGAGGCCACGCTCACCCACGACGGCGACGCCCGGCTGCGGGTGCACGTGCACAACTCCCGCCGGCGGCCGAACCGGTGGGGTGTGTCGCTGGGGAAGCAGTCGCGGGACTCGAAGCGCCTCGTCGACTGTGCGGTGGCGATGGTCGGCGCCCGCCTCGGCCGGCGCCTGGTGCTCAACAGCGGCAAGACCCGCGAGAAGAAGCGATCCGGAGTCGTCTGGTGACGAGAGGAGGTGGCGAGACGTGGCCGTGAGCCAGGAGGAAGCGCTCGACATCGTCCGCGGGCGCCTCTGGCCGATCGCCAAGGCCGAGCGGGCCCGTGTCGCCATGATCGACAAGTGGCTGCGGTGGGATCACGACAAGCCGCACCAGCCGCGCCATGCCACGAGGGAGTACCAGGGCATCAGCGACCGGGCCCAGGCCCCGTGGGGGCGCCGTGTCGTCACGGCCGCCACCGACCAGATGTACGCCGAGGGCTACCGCACCGGGCGCAGCGCCGAGAACAGCCGGCCGTGGTCGTGGTGGCAGGCGAACGGGATGGACGCCCGCCAGGGCGCGTTCCACGAGTCGATCGTCGGCTACGGCCTCGCCTACGCCGTCGTGCTGCCCGGGAAGTCGTGGCTCGGTGAGCCGATGCCGGTCATCCGCGGGCTGGACCCGTCGCAGATGGTGGCGTTCTACGAGGACCCGGCGTGGGACGACTGGCCGGTGTACGCGCTGCGGATCCGGGACGTGAAGGTCGGCGACTCGATGGGCTTCCGGCTCCGCCTGTACGACGACACCGGCGTGCACACCCTCGTCGCCACCGGGTCCGGAGAGAGCTTCAAGTACGTCGGGTTCCAGGAGTACACGACCGAGATCGGCGTGTGCCCCGTCGTCCGCTACACCGCGCACCTCGACCTGCGCGGCCGGGCGAACGGTGACATCGAGCCGATCATCCCCGTCCTCGGGCGGATCGACCAGACGACGTTCGACCGGCTCGTCGTGCAGCGGTTCGCGTCGTGGACCGTCCGCACGGTCGCCGGCATGGCGAAGCCGGAGGACGACTCCGAAGCGGCCGCCGAGAAGCTGCGGCTGAAGGTCGAGGACATCCTGATCGCCGCCGACCCCGACACGAAGTTCGGGACGCTCGCCGCTTCGCCGCTGTCGCCGTTCATCGAGGCGCACGACGCCGACGTCCGCGCCCTCGCCGCCCTCTCGCAGTCGCCGGCGCACGAGCTCGTCGGCACCATGGCCAACCTGTCCGCCGAGTCGCTCGCCGCAGCCGAGGCGTCCCTGACCCGCCGCGTGACCCGGTTGAAGCACGGCGTCGGCGAGGACCACGAGAAGACCCTCCGCCTCTCGGCGCTGATCATGGGCGACAAGGAAGCCGCCGGCGACGACGACTCCGAGATCCGGTGGCGCGACATGGAGTCGCGGTCGATGGCTCAGGCCGCCGACGCCCTCGGGAAGATGGCGACGATGCTCGGCGTCCCCGTCGAGTTCCTGTGGAGCAAGGTCCCCGGCTGGACCGATCAGGACGTCGAGGAGATCAAGCGCCTGGCCGAAGAGGGCGGCCCGCTCGTCGACCTGATGCGCCAGCTCGCCGACGGTCAGACGCCAGCGCTCGACCCCGTCACCGTCTGACGTGGCCGCGACCGCGGAAGCGGCCCGGCTGACCGACGCCCACCGGCGAGCCCAGGCACGGCTCGGTGCGCAGACCGTTGCCCAGGCACTCGCCGTCTGGCCGTTGCTCGACCCGGCCGACGTCAACGGGACCGTGCAACGGTGGCTGTCGGCGATGATCCCCATCGTCCGCTCGTCACGGCGCACCTCCGCGCGGCTGGCGGCGAACTACCTGGTGACGTTCCGGGCGCTCGAGCTCGGCGTCGACGTCCCGGCGATGGTCCCCGTGCTCGTCGAGGACGTCCCCGCCCGGCGGGTGGCGACGTCGCTGATCGTGACCGGGCCCGCCGCCATCCGTGCCGGCGTCGCCCGCGGCGTGCAGCTCGAGCAGGCCGCCGAGGTCGGCGCCGCCCGATCCGCCGGCGCAGCGATGCGCCACGTCCTCAACGGCGGCCGTGAGACCGTCGCCGAGACCGTCAGGAGCGACAACCGGTCCCTCGGGTGGGCGCGGGCGGTGTCGCCCAGCTGCTGTGCGTTCTGCGCCATGCTCGCCTCCCGCGGCCCCGTGTTCAGCGAGGGCACCGTCGAGTTCCCGGCGCACGACAACTGCTCCTGCGGGTCCGAACCGGTGTACCGGCGCGACGCCGACTGGCCGTCCGGATCCCGCAGGTTCCAGGAGCTCTGGCAGGAGTCGACCCGGGGCCTCTCCGGTGACGACGCCCGCAACGCCTTCCGCGAAGCCCTCAGCGGCGACGCGGACGAATGATCCGGCGCACCGCGATGGTGCGCCACGACAGGAAAGGCCGCGATGGCTGACGACGACGACAAGAAGAAGCCGCCCGCGAAGGACGGTGGGGACGATGACCTCGGCGACGCCGGCAAGAAGGCGCTCGACGCGGAACGATCGGCTCGGCGCGACGCCGAGAAGCAGCTCAAGGAGCTCCGCGACGAGCTCCAGGGGCTGAAGGACAAGGACAAGGGCGACGCCGAGAAGCTCACCGACCGCATCACCGCCGCCGAGAAGCGGGCGGACGACGCGGAAGCCAAGGTGGTGCGCCTCGAGGTCGCCACGTCGAAGGGCCTCAACGCCGCCCAGGCGAAGCGGCTCGTCGGCGCCACGAAGGAGGAGCTCGAGGCAGACGCCGACGAGCTCCTGAAGACGTTCAAGCCCGCCGGCGACGGCGACGGCGACGAACGCAAGGGTGGCCCCCAGCGCAAGCCCTCCGAGGACCTGCGCGGCGGCGGCGACCCGACCTCAGAGCCGGGCGAAACGAACCCGACGAAGCTCGCCGAGAGCGTGCCTCGGCTCTGACCCCACCGCTCGGCCTCCACCACGGCGGCCGCCCGCGGTTCCGCACTTCACGAACCACAGGAGGTTCCAGCCGTGGCGAACACGTTCATCAAGGCCGAGCAGGTCGTCAACCAGATGCTCGGCGTGCTCGAGCGCGAGCTCGTGCTCGCCGGCCTGGTCTGGCGCGACGCCGTGCCGAGCTTCAAGGGCGCGAAGAACGACACCGTGTCGCTCCGCGTGCCCGCCTACACCACGGCGCGCACGCGCGTGCTCCGCGGTGGCCAGCCGATCGTCGTCGACGACCTCGACGAGACGAAGGTCGACGTGACGCTCAACACCCACGTCTACAAGGCGATCGGCGTGTCGGACGAGGAGATGACCCTCGACATCGTCGACTTCGGCCAGCAGATCACCGCCCCGGCGATGAGCTCGGTCGTCCGCAAGGTCGAGGACACGGTGGCGGCGCAGCTGTCGCTGTCGACCCCGGCCGTCGACATCATCCTCGACGAGGACGACCCGTACCTCGGGCTCGTCGACGCCCGGATCGCGCTGAACAACGCCGGCGTGCCGGCGAGCCAGCGCTTCCTCGCCGTCGGGTCCACGGTCGAGGCGGCGATCCTCAAGAGCGACCGCCTCTCGAAGTTCGACCAGTCGGGCTCCGACAGCGCGCTCCGTGAGGCGACCATCGGCCGGATCGCCGGCTTCACCGCGGTGTCGGCCCCTGGGCTCGACCCCGACGTCGCCATCGCGTCGCACAAGACGGCGTTCGTGCTGGCGCTCGTCGCGCCGGTCGTGCCGCAGGGCGCCGCGTGGGGCGAGACGCGCAGCTACCAGGGCATGTCCCTGCGGGTGCTGCGCGACTACGACCCGACCGGCAGCAGCGGCCCCGTCGACCGTCTCCTCACGGACACGTTCATGGGGACCGGGATCGTCCGCGACCGCGGCCACATCGACAGCAACGGGAAGTTCCAGCCGTCGGAGAACGGCACGGACCCGCAGCTGCTCATCCGCGCCGTCAAGCTGTCCCTGCACGGCAGCTGAGCCGTGGCCGCCCTCACCCCGCTCGTCGGCATCGGTGACCTCGAGGACCTCCTCGAGGGCGACGTGTCCGACGAAGCGCGGGCGTGGGCGCTCATCGCCGCGACGTCGACCCTCGTTCGGGCCCTCTCGGGCTCAGCGTGGGTCGACGCCGACGGCGAGCTCGACTGGACCGACACCACCGACGAGAAGCTGAAGCTCGTCGGTGACGCCCTGACGCAGGTCACCGCCGAGGCCGCCAAGCGCGCCTACCTGAACCCGAACTCGGCGACGTCGGAGACGACCGGGCCGTTCTCGATCTCCCGCGGCGAGGAAGCCGCAGCCGGGATCTACCTGACCGAGGTCGAGCAGAAGACGATCGCCAGCGCCGTCGCCCTCTACCGCGGGTCCTCGTCGCCCGGGCTGTGGACGCTCGCCACGACCCGCAGCGACTCGTGCCGCACCGACGTGCCCGGCACGACCTGCGATCCCCGCACCGGCGACCTGTACCTCGATACCGACGACGGCGCCCCGATCCCGTTCGTCACGGGCGACCAGCTCGGGTGACCGAGACCGTCGTGCGCCTCCGGGCGCCCGCCGACGGCACCGACCGCCGCGGCAACCCGCAGGTCGACTGGACCGCCGCCGCCCGCCTCGAGATCACCGGCTGCGCCGTCGCCCCCCGACCGCAGGGCGAGAACCGCGCCGAGGGCCGCCAGGCCGTCACCCGCGGCTGGACGGTGTACGCCCCCGGTGAGCCCGACGTCGCCGCCACCGACCGCCTCGAGGTGCGCGGCGAGACCTTCGACGTCGACGGCGACCCCGCCGTCTGGCTCCGCCACTTCAGCGGCGGCGTGCGCGGCGTCGTGATCGACGTCCGGAGCGTCGAAGGATGACCGACGCCGTCGTGATCATCATCCCGATGCTCCACCGCCCGTGGTGGGTGGAGCCGCTCCTCGAGTCGATCGAGGCGACTACGCCGGAGCCGCACCGGGTCATCTTCGGATGCACCCCTGACGACGAGGCCGTGCTCGCCGCTGTCGACGCCGCCAACGCCGACCGGGTCGACGTCGAGTACCGCCGCGTCGGCGACTACGCCCGGAAGATCAACGCCGGCTACCGGGCCAGCACCGAGCCCCTGATGTTCGTCGGCGCCGGCGACCTCCGGTTCCACCCGCACTGGCTCAAGCGCGCCGCCGCCCGCCTCGCCCCGGGGATCGGCGTCGTCGGCACGAACGACCTCGGCAACCCCCGCGTCCTCGCCGGCGAGCACGCAACCCACTGCCTCGTCACCCGCGCCTACGCCGACCAGTTCGGGATCATCGACGCACCCGGCCAGGTCCTCTACGAGGGCTACCCGCACGAGTACGTCGACGACGAGCTCGTCGGCACCGCCAAGAAGCGGGACGCGTGGGCGTTCGCCGGCGACTCGATCGTCGAGCACCTCCACCCCCACTGGGGCAAGGGGCCCACGGACGAGCTGTACGAAGCCCAGCGGGCGCGGATGCGCGACGGCCGGAACACCTACCTGCGGAGGAGACGGCTGTGGACGTGACCGTCGTCGTCGCCACCTACGGCGACCCGTCGTGGCGCGATCTCGCTCGCCGCGCCGTCGCCACGGCCGACGCCCTCGGCGTCCCGGTGGCCACCGTGCACGGCGAGACGCTCCACGACGCCCGCAACGCCGCGCTCGACCAGGTCGACACCGAGTGGGTGTGCCACCTCGACGCCGACGACGAGCTCGAGGCCGGCTACTTCGACGCCATTGCCGCCGGCACCGCCGACGTGCGCGCCCCCGCCGTGCGGTACGTCAACGGCCGGTCAGCTCAGCGGCCACGGATCCCGAACGTCTCCGGCCACAGCCACGACTGCGTCGCCGGATGCCTCGTCGAGGGGAACTGGCTCGTCGTCGGATCCGTCGCCCGCGCCGAGCTGATCCGCTCCGTCGGCGGGTGGCGCGACTTTTCCTGGTCCGAGGACTGGGACCTCTGGCTGCGCTGCCACCTCGCCGGCGCCACCTTCGAGGCGATCCCCGCGGCGATCTACCGGGCCCACGTGCGTCGCGACTCCCGCAACCGCGCACCCAGCCGCGCCGCCCGCTTCGCCGCTCACCAGGCCATCGCCGCCGCCAACGGGCTCCCGGTGCCGGCGTGATCGCCCTCCTCGTGATGACCGACGGCCGCCGCGACTGCCTCGCCCGCACCATCCCGTCCGCGCTCGCCAACCTCCACGGCCCGATCACCCGCCGCGTGATCCACGACGACTCCGGCGACGACACGTACCGGTGGTGGCTGCGCGACGCCTTCCCGACCTTCGAGATCATCGGCCACCCCGCCGGCCGGCAGGGCTTCGGCGGCGCGATCCGCAACGCATGGCGCTACCTCGCCGCCGCCGGCGAGCGGTTCGTGTTCCACCTCGAGGACGACTTCACGTTCCGCCACCCCGTCGACCTCGTCCACCTCGCCGAGGTCCTCGACGAGAACACGTACCTGGCGCAGCTCGCATTCCGGCGCCAGCCGTGGAACCCGCAGGAAGCCGCCGCCGGCGGGATCGTCGAGCAGCACCCCGACGACTTCGTGCAGATCTCCGACCGCGCCGGGCACGTCTGGCTCGAGCACCGCCGGTTCTTCACCACGAACCCGTCGCTCTACCGCCGGTCGCTCTGCCACCGCCCGTGGCCCGAAGGTGCCAACACCGAAGGCCGCTTCACCCACGACCTGCTCATCGACCCCGCCATCCGGTTCGGCTACTGGGGCTCCCGGGACAGCGGCGAATGGGTCGAGCACATCGGCCACGAGCGCGTCGGGACCGGCTACTGATGACGGTCGCCGGCGTCTCGATGGTGAAGGACGAGGCCGACGTGATCGCCGGCACGCTCCTGCACCTGGCCGACGAGGGCGTCGACGTGCTCGTCGTCGCCGACAACGGCTCAACCGACGGCACCCGTGAGATCCTCGCCGAGCTCGCCGACGTCCTCCCGCTCGTCGTGCTCGACGACACGGAGGTCGCCTACCACCAGTCCGAGAAGATGTCCCGCCTCGCTGCGGTCGCCGCCGAGGAGTACGGCGCGACGTGGATCGTGCCGTTCGACGCCGACGAACTGTGGCTGTTCCGCGGTGACCGCCTGGCGCGCGAGCTCGACGCCGCCGACGGCGCGGACATCGTCACGGCCGAGCTGCTGCAGCACTTCCCGTCGGCGGTCGATCCCCCCGGCGTCGACCCGTTCGAGACGATCCTGTGGCGCCAGCTCGCCGCCGCGCCGCTCCCGAAGGTGGCGTTCCGGTGGCGCCCGGGCGCCGTGATCCACCAGGGCAACCACGGCGTCAGCCTCCCCGGTCCCGTCCAGCTCGCCGGCGGGCTCGAGGTCCGCCACTTCCCGTACCGCTCGCCAGAGCAGTTCGTGCGCAAGGCCCGCAACGGCGCCGCCGCCTACCGGGCCACCGACCTCCCGGTCGACGTCGGCGCCCACTGGCGCGCGTACGGCGACCTTCTCGATGCACACGGCGAGGAGATCCTCCACGACGTGTTCCGCCAGTACTTCTGGCACCTGTCCCCGGCCGACGCCGGCATGGTGCTCGATCCGGCCCCGTACCGCCGGTGGCCCCGATGACCGCCGTCGCTGTCGTCGTCCCGTGGCGCCCGGGCTGCCCGCACAGGGAAGCCGCGTGGGAGTGGGTGCAGGCTCGCTACGCCGCCCGGCACCCCGGATGGGACGTCGTCGCCAGCGCCGTCCCTCACGGCGACTGGTGCAAGGCCGTGGCGGTCGCTGACGCCGTCGCCCGCACCGACGCGGACGTGCTCGTCGTCGCCGACGCCGACGTGTGGAGCGACGACCTCGCCCGGGCGGTCGACGTCCTCACCGCCGGTGCCGCGTGGGTCGTCCCGCACCGAGCGCTGTACCGCCTCGACGAAGCCCGCACCGCCTCGGTGCTCGCCGGCGGCCCGCTCGACGCCACAGACGCAGCAGGCCTCGCTGAGCGGCCCTATGCGGGCCATCCCGGCGGCGGGATCGTCGTGATCCGCCACGAGACGTGGGATCAGGTCCCGTTGGACCCCAGGTTCGTCGGGTGGGGCCACGAGGACGACTCGTGGCGCTACGCCCTCGACGGCCTCATCGGCGGCCACGAGCAGCTCACCGGCCCGCTCTGGCACCTGTGGCACCCGCCCCAGCCCCGCCTGCGCCGTCGGATCGGGTCGCACGCCAGCGCCCAGCTCGGCGAGCGCTACCGCCGCTCCGGACCCGCTCGACTCCAGAGCCTCGCCGCCGAGGCCCGCCACGCCCTCCAGGAGGTCACGTCGTGCGCTTCGAGATGAACCCGAACGCCCTCCGCGAGATCCTGCGCTCCGACGAGGTCCTCGGCGACCTCCGCCGCCGTGGCGAGGCCGTCGCTGCCGCCGCCGGGCCCGGGCACCGGGTCGAAACGGAGACCGGCCCCAACCGTGCCCGCGTCGCCGTCATCACCGACACGATCCCGGCGATGATCGCCGAGGCCCGGGACCGGCGCCTCACCCGGGCGATCGACGCCGCACGAGGATGACCGCCCCCCAGGTCATCCTCTTCCCGGACGCCGTCGCCCTCGTCGTCGACTACCTCACCGAGGAGCTCGACGACCGCGGCGACACCGCCGACGTCCTCTCCACGGTCCCGAACCCGCGCCCCGACCGGTTCGTGCGCGTCCACCGCCTCGGAGGCCCCCGCCACAACCTCGTCGTCGACGCCGCCTCGATCGGAGTCGAATGCTCGGCGCTGACCGAGACCGACGCCCACGACCTCGCCCAGCTGTGCCGAGCCCTCCTGTTCGCCCTCGCCAGCCAGGTACGCGACGGCGTCCCCGTCTACCGCGTCGAGGAAATCGCCGGCCCCGGCGACCTGCCCGACCCCGACTCGTCGCAGCCCCGCTGCGTGTTCACCCATGCCGTGCACGTACGCGGCGCGATCGAAGGAGAAGCATCATGACGACCCCCAACGTCGACGCCGTCCGGGTTGCTGTCAGCGGCGGCGTCCACTTCGCCCCCACCGGCACAGCCCTCCCGACGAGCGCCACCGCCACGAAGAACGCCGCGTTCGACGAGCTCGGCTACGTCAGCGAGGAAGGGCTCACCCAGGCGATCGACGAGAACGTCACGTCGATCAAGGCGTGGCAGAACGGCGACACCGTCCGCAAGGTGCAGGACTCCCACGAGCTCACCTACGCGTTCAGCTGCCTCGAGACGAACGACCAGGTGCTGCGCGCCTACTACGGCAACTACGCCGCCGGCACCGTCGAGATCCGGGGCGACAACGAGACCCGTGGCGCCTGGATCTTCGAGATCATCGACGGCGGCGACCGCTTCCGGATCGTCGTCCCCGACGGTCAGGTCACCGACCGGGGCGACATCCAGTACGTCAACAGCAACGCCGTGATGTACCCGATGACGATCGACTGCTACCCCGACGTGCACGGCGTCAAGGCGTACATCTACCTCCTCGGCACCGGGTCCTGAGCGATCTGGCCGGGCGGGCTCTCGTCGCGGGTCCCCCGCCCGGCCAGACACACCGACCCGCGACGATGAAGGGACCCGCGACATGAGCGACGACATGCTCGACCTCGACGCCATCGAATCCGACGGCGAACCGTTCCGGTTCCGCCACGGCGGCGACGACTACGAGCTTCCCCCCACAGTCGACATCCGAGCTGCGATCGCCCAGGGCGAAGGCAGGCTCACCGACGCGCTGCAGATGCTCCTCGGCGAGGAGCAGTGGCAGCGCATCCTCGACAGCGACGCCGTCCTCGACGACGTGAAGTTCGAGAAGCTGATGACGGCGTACTACAAGCACCTGGGGACGACAGCGGGGGAATCCTCGGCCTCCACGCGCTCCTCCAGGAGCACGGGGAGGCCGTCGAAGCGGACCTCCAGCGCTACTACCAAGTTGCGCTGAGCGACGTCTTCACCGGCGCCCTCTCGTGGCGCCGGCTCGGTGTGCTGCTCCGCCAGCTCCCGGCCGGCTCCGCGCTGTCCCGGTCGACGACGGGGACGTCGTGGTCGCAGGAGGACGAGCTCCTCGCCGGGATCCTCGACACCCTCCGATCCGGCAACTGGCAGCGCGGTGGAGGTAAGGGGCCGCGCCCGAAGCCGCTCCGCCGCCCCGGGTCGAAGTCGACGAAGACGATCGGCACACCCGTAGCGATCGACGAGATGCGTCAGATCCTCGACTCGTGGGACGACCCGCCCGAGGTCCATCCCCCGCCGACGAAGAAGGCGGCCGCCAAGAAGGCGCCGGCGGCCAAGAAGGCCCGACCACGAGCACGGAAGGAGACCCGACGTGGCAGTTGAGCTCGGCACCGGCTACGTGTCGGTCGTCCCGTCCGCGCAGGGCTTCGGCGGCGCGCTGTCCGGCATCCTCGGCAGCGAGCTCGGCGGCGTCGGCGAGCAGGCCGGCCAGCAGGTCGGCGGCGGTCTCCTCAGCGGGTTCGGCGGAGCGATGGCGGGCATCGCCGCCGTCGGGGGCGCCGCGGCCGTCGGCCTGGGCGTCGCTGCGTTCCAGATCGGCTCGAGCTTCGACGACGCCTTCGACACGATCCGCGTCGGGACCGGCGCCACCGGCGAAGAGCTCGGCGGCCTCGAGGACGCCTTCCGCGGGATCGTGCACGACGTCCCGACCGAC